CGTACAAATAAATTATATCATTGTTGCTTTTTTGTTATCCATTCTAATAAAGTAAGAATTAATTCGCTTATTTATAATGTGATAATGTGTTTAGTAGGTTAGTTCCCCACCAGCCTATCCGAAAGACAATCAGCGCAATACACATCACGATTTTATCAATGCACACAGTTGCACCGCTTACCAGCGAGGTAAACCAGAGTCGGCTTGCATCCACCTCCATATTCGTCACCTCATCCACTCCGGTCTGCTCCATGGTAGATTCTATCAGATTGGGGTCACTCACCCCCGAATGGGCGACATCCGCCTGTGCCTGTAAACTCGTGTACATCGTGTCCCGTACATAAATCAATTCCTGCACCTCTTGGAATTTGTCGCTTATCTGTGTGGCTTCCGCCTGGTACAGGTCATGCGTGTACGAGCCAATGGCATTCGGAATGTACGACAAGAAGTCCAGCACGCACCAACTGCTTCCGCTCCGGTTCATGCCGGTATCTGCAGGAGGATACCACCACGACAGGATGATAGCGATTGCCAGTGGCTTGAATAGTTTCATCACGTCCAGCGGCTCATGTTTCACCATCATTTTATAAGCCATGTTCGCCGCCACAATAATGGAAAAGAGTGCTGCCAACGCCATGCACATTTGGAGGATCCACCAAAACGGCCCTTGTGAGCCGGTGAAAGTCGCATCGCACAGGAACTCATTGGTCTGGAATATCACATCATCTATTTCTTCTTCGAGAATGTCAATGCCGAAATCCGATAAGATATTGTCTGCCATACATTACTGGATATTAGAGGATGTTTCCGTTTGTTCCGTTTCAATCTCATGTACCGGCAATATGCCGTCCGCTTTCAGCAAGTCATGGATAAATAGCCTGCCTTTTTGTGTCCACCGGGTACGCATCACGGTCTTACCGTTCTCCAACTGGGAGGTTTCGCTACCCACATACCCGTTCCCCTTGTAGGGAGCGTAGAGAATCCATTGCTTGCCGCTCTTGTATTGCACCCTTTTTTCATGGAGAATAGCGTTCAGACGGCGTCCTGAAAGACCGTAGTCTTGCGCAATCTGTGTAATATCCACCAAGTCCTTGTTCTGCAATACGGTCTCTGCGTAAGCGGAACGCTTGCCAAGCTCCTCGATTGTTTCCTTTTGGCGGTCAATCAAAAGCTGTTGTTCCGTGCAACAGCTCTCTATCTCCAGCCGTTGCTCTTTCTCCTTCCGAATGGCATTGGCAAGTCCGATAAAGAACTCCGGGTCTGTCACCGCGCGTTGCAGGGCTTTCTCGCTCAGGTAAGCCCCGTCCTTCCGAATGGCAGGCAGCACTTCCTCACAGACCCAGTCCTGAAACTTTTCAGCTTCCGGAAGTTTGGAGCGCATCACCAATCTATATACATCGGATTCGCTGATAAACTTGGTAGGTTGCATTACAACCGTACCGTATTGATTCTCAATGGGAGTGTCTAAAACGGACACCCCCTTACAGTGGGTACGGACGGCCTTTGCAGCTTCTGCATACCCTAAAGAACGGGCCACATCATTAGCCTTGAACAACACTTTCCCTTCTTCCTGTTGAACGGTACAAATCTCCCCGAATTGCGGATGATTGAACACTTGGTTTTGATGATTCATGTTTGTCATTATTTATAGAGTTAATAAATTCTTTTTCCCTTTCCTTTTTCATTCCCTGCCATCCACGGTAGTCCATCCGGCAGAACGCCACCGCCCCATGGCGGCAGCCACTACTTGCGCTTTCCGGTTTTCTATTTGATTGGTGGCAGCAAGCAGTTCTGAGGTCTTGCGTGCGTTGGATAGCCGGACGAGGTAGCGGATAAGTTCTTCGTTCTTCCTTGCCACATCCGTATAGATGCGCAGGTATTGTTTCTTGCGCTGGGCATTGGGCATATAAGCGTCCTGCGTGGCTCTTATGGCGCATTGGAACATCTGGTAATGCTCCTTCCAATAGCTTTGGTCATCACCGTTGCCGCCTGTTTGCAGGATGCGGTTGATGTTCCGCCCAAAGTCACCCATCTTGTCGGTTATCTTTCCTCCCTCCGCTGCCCAAGCCACATCGAGCGCACCGCCGCTACGGTCAGCCACGTTCAGGGCTTCAATTTTCGCCCGTGCCACCATTGCCGAGTCCAACGCTTCCGCTTCATCCACCTGGTTATACAGGTTCACCCCGGCAAGGGTACGGTACGACAGTTTGTTCTTGCTCGCCGCACTCTTGCTGTACGACTTGTGCAACGCTTGGTAATAGAGTCCGGGCGTAAGCGACCCGGAGCCGATTTCACCCACCGTTATCTGGTTCATCTTGGCAGCATCGTGGCTATAGGTCACGCTTTGCGCCACCACATCCATCGCCCCATAGAGCACAAGCCCCACTACTAAAATTCCTTTCCCCATCTTCCGATTCTTCATGTCCGATTCCTCATTCTTTATTCTTAATTTTTCATTTCGTTCCCGGATTCAGACCGGCTTCCCTCCACCGTCCAAACGCCCCCTCTATGATTTCCAGCTTGCTTTGCCTCCGATAAATGCTCTCTTTCCAGTAGCCAATCCGCAGTTGGATATACCGCCAAGTCTCAAAGTATGCCCGGTTCAGATGCGCTTCGATGTTATCCAGTCCGATATTGATACCCTCCAGTATCAACAGCAGGTCTGAGGTCGAGCAGGCGGCGGCACCAGTGGCGTACAGCACAAGGTCAGCCACCGAACGGTACAGCGATTCCCCTTCATCGGTAATCTTCCGTATGCAGCGCAGGTTCACGCTGATAAGCAAGGTGTCGGCCGGAGAGATTTTCCCCCGTTCCAATACCTTTTCCCGATAATCGTCCAACAGATCCTTGTAATCCCTGATACGGTCACTCACTGTGTCATAAGTAGAATAGACATTCAGCGAGGTACGGAGCGACTGGTACAGCACGTCAATCACATCGAACGCCCTCGTGTATTTGTCAAGGTCGATGTTCAGTTCCTTGTATTCCACGGCGGCATCGCTGCTGTATTCATGCAACAGTTGGTTGCTCAGCTCCAGTGTGGAGCGTGCCAGCAACAGGCTCCGTTGCTGCTTGTGGTCGTTGATATAGGCTTCCACCACAGGAATGTCGAAGTTCCATTGCGCCTTCACTACGGTGGGCAGCACCGCCAACAGCAACAGGAGTAGGTATCGTGTCCGGTCATTCATTTCCGTTCCCCCTTTCTTCATCTTCGTATTTGCCGTTGTAGTCCACGGAGTGCAGGTTTTCAGCCGCCCCGTGCAACCACCGTTTCCGGCATTGTTCCACTAAAGTCAGCCGCCTGCCCCGTTCGTCATTGATATAGGGAGCCGCATCACGCAGCACGTCCACAATGGAGAGCTTGTAGTGCATCATTTTCTCCAGCGATACCAGGTCGGCATAGATATGGCTCAGCCTTGTATGTACCTGGCGGGCGATTTCCAGCCGGTCTGACGACCATAGCAGGTGATAGGTATCGCCAGTATTGTCCGTTTCCGGCGGTTCGCTTCGAAAGTATTCCGTGCTTATCTTGCAGGAGGGGTATTCACGGGCGATTTCCGACAGGCGGCTGTTCACTTCGTCCTTTTTCTCAGTCTCGCTTTTCTCTGGATCAAACTGGATAATATCCACCACCTCCGTATCGCTGTATTCGGCGGTCAGCTCCCAACTGATTTCCATAATGGCACGGTGTATCTTGATGCCGAGGAAGTATTTCGGCTTCCGGGCAATCTGCAGGGAGGCACGGAATGTAATCACCCCGTTGATGTTCGGAGCGACAGCTTCACGCAGGTAGGTATAGCCCGACCACCAACCTTCGCCTTTCCATGTCAGGTCGTAGGCGGCCTTGCAGTCCTGCATGATAGCCGGAATACGGTAGTAATCATCGGTAGGCACGTCGTTGTCGGCGGCGGCTTCTTCTTTGGCCTGTGCCAGTTCCTCCTGCTTCCGGCGCACGACGGAAAGTTCCGTCTCTATCCGGCCAATCTCGTCTTTGTTACGGTTATAGGCTTGCCGAAGCACGGCGGCTTCCTCCACAGTGGCGGAAGCTATCTGCCTGACAAGTTCCGCATTTTCTACCTTAAGTCTGTCTATCCGGGCTTGCAGCACGGCGGCTTCCCCGTTGTATTCCTGTTCCAGTTCATCCAAGCCGGACAAGTCAAGTACCTCGTCTCCCGACACGGACGTTCGCATCACGCATTCCTTCGAGTGGGCATTCAGGCTGCTTCCGCAACTGCGGCATTTGTACTGGGTGATACCGGAAATCAGGCTTACCCCCTCGTGACAGGTTACGCTTATCATTACGCTTTCGCTGCCTTTCAGCTTCGCTTCATCGGTAGCCTGGTAATAGTTTTTCGCATCGGAGCCGATGTAATACACGGTGCCTTCCTCGTTCTCGTTGTATTCCGACAGGCGGGCTTGAAGCTGCCCTTTAAAAGTGTTCAAGTCCATGGTATATGAATCGAACACGTCCTCATACACTTCTTCTGTATGGTTCCAGCTTTTCGTCACCTTGATGCTGTATGCATAGGCTTTCTTAGTCTGCTTGCCTCCTTTGGATATGATATAACTGGAGCGGTAATAGCTGATACTGTAAGTGTTTCCGTCGTTTCGGCGGTTCAGTTGTTCCACCTGCGCCCTTGACCATCCGGCATATCGTTCCGAATTGCTAAGCACCTGTTCGGTCTGGGCGGTATTCGGGTAAAAGTTGGCATCGGAAGTATTGAAGCGTGCCCATTCCCCACCATTGATTACGCTGTTGTCGTCTGTGGCAGGGGAGTAGTCGCAAAGCACCTCCTGGCCGGCATCCTTGCGGTAAATGTACCACCGTTGGGTATAGTATTGCCCCATCGTCTCACGCAGGTAATCGGTCATCCACGCCGTCAGATTGTAATTGTCGAGTTGGAACAGCCCGGCTACGTTCTCCGGTCCTCCGACTAAGGAGAGTAACGTGCTACCTACCGAATTGTCAAGGCTTTGGTACAGGTCGTAGCTGTTTTCCACGGCGTGGGCAATGGCAGTCACGTTTCCTTGCAACAGGTCGTGGAAACTGCTCTCTCCCAAGATACGTCCGCTTAAGTTCTCCGTACCGGCAGTGGCGATACTCACCCCCATGTTATAGAGCTTGTCCAAGTCAGCCTTTAGGTTCTCTTTGGTGAAGTGGTGCGGAACGTCGCCCAAATCGTCAAGGAAGGTTTCCCAGTCGATACCGCCATTCTCCGACAGGGTGAACAGCGAGGCCACCTGCGGATTCAGTTGCAGGAAAGCGATGTCGCTGAACGACAGGCTGCCATTGGTCACTACCGACTCAAACTGCATACAGAGCGTTTTCACTTCCGTGCAGATTTTCATCAGGTAGCTTCCCCAATAAAGGGCGGTCTGGGGCGAGCGGAGCATCATCCCGGCTACCGTCCATATCTTCGGCATGATTTTGACACTTACCAGGTGGTAAATCCTCCGGTAGTATTGGTTCTCCGTGTGGCTGCTCCAGATACCTAGTTCCGTCAATCCCTTGCGGTCAAGGAATTTGGATGTAAAAATTCCGGCGGCGGCGATTTCGGCGGCGTTGTACCGTTCCAGTATGGCTTTCACCTGCTCATTGTAGTAGGCTTCAGCCACCGTTTCCGTCCCATAGGCGGCGACCATGGCGGCCACCGTTTTCTTGTCGTAGTTTACACGCACGTACTGCGCCCTTGTTGGAAAGACAAAGGTGCAGGCTAAGGTCAGAAGCAATAGGATTCTATACATGGCGAGGTGGGGGGGTAAGGGGTTATTTGCCGTTAGCCGTTATCTCTTTCCCTTGTCCTGCTCGTTCCATACACAGGCTGTATTCCCCCGAACACCAGTCCTTTTCCGGTGCCGTGAAGCTGATGTAGTTCCGCTCTTGCAGTTCCTTGCTGGCTGACAGCACATCTTTTACGGTAAATCCGCGTACCTTGCAAAGCAGGCTCGCCGGATGCACATAGAACTTTTCTGGTTTGTTCTCGTTCTTCCAAATATAAATAAGGTAGAAGAACAGTACCGTTGCTTCCTTGGAGAAATTGCTACGTTCGTTGGATTTCCAAAACTCGCTGATAAATTTTTCTTCTTGCATGATAATATGATTTTAGAATTGTTTTTCTTTCAGGTTCAATACTTTGCCTGCCTTATTTACCATTTGTGCAAAAGGCAGCGATTTTTCAATACCCGACCGTTTCCAGTCTCGGCAATAGGCTTCCGTAGCTTCTTGATGGCTGCATTTCAGTTCTGCCTTGTAGAGTTTCAACGCTTCTTTTTCCGCCCGTTCGGTGGTGTAAGTCATGTAGCATTCCCTCGGTTCCTCCACGCCATAGACTTCGCTGGTCGTACCACGCCTGATGAATACTTCCCGGAAGAAACTGCGTCCTTCCTTGTTCTCCAGTCGGTTAATGGTAAAGATTTTCTTGCAGTCCGTTTCCGTCAGTCCGAGAATAGCCTTGATGTTGTCGAAGCGTTCCTTGAACTTGCTTTGGTCAAGAAGCATCACCACATCGGAGTTGTTGATAATGGCCTCTTTTACGATTTCGCTGCCGATGATGTCCTGTATCTCCTGTGTCACCACGCCGACACTTGCCCAAAACTTTCTTGCCGTCTTGTACATAAACTTGATGTACTCGGCCATGAGTGGCGAGGCGATTGCCTTCCATGCTTCCTCTATTACCAGGACTTTTCGCTTCTTTTTCAGACGCATTTTCTGCAAGAACACGTCCATGATGATAAGCGTGACAATAGGAAAAAGTTTCTTATTTTCCTTGATTGCATCCACTTCAAAGACGATAAAGGTCTCTGAGAACAGCGTGGTATCCACATTCTCGTTGAGAATCTTGTCATAGTTGCCGCCTTTGTAGAAAGGCTGAATCATGTATGCGTATTTGTCGTAGTCGATTTCCGTGATGTTGTTCTCTAGGCAGATAAGCTCCAACCGTTCACAAGAGTATTCATAGAAGGTATTGAACGACAGCGAAGCCACCGCCAAAGCTTTTCGCCGTTCCTCCAGCAACTTGATTTTCGCATCAATCTTCTTACCGAGTGTCGCCATTTCCTCCACACTCCACGTACCCTTGCGCTTTTCGGCGGCGGTTAGTGTCTTGCGCAGGGTCTCACGCTGCAACGGGTCATAGCCCTTGAAACCGTGGAAGTAGGCATCGTAGTAGTCTGTCACAATCTGCTCGATGATACGGAACTCCAGTTCCGAAATTTTACTATCCGAACCTTTCCATATCAGCAGAATCAGGTTCTTCAGGAAGTCTATCTTTTCGATGTTCAGTTCCGCCTTCGTGATATTGAAAGGGTTCATCGTAATGGGCTTTTCCTCGGTGTAGCTGATATACTTCCCACCCAAATATTCGCACAATCCCTCGTAGGAATTACCTGTATCCACTATCACCACATCCGTTCCGTGTTCGTGTAGTTGGCGTACCACGCTGTTCATGTGGAACGATTTGCCGCTTCCCGAAGGCCCCAGGCAGAAAAAGTTGGAGTTGTCCGTCAGTTTGTGTTTCCCTTCTTTTCCCGTAATGTCAATGGCCACCGGCACGCCCTGCCTGTCCGTATAGTAAATCTTCAGCGGCGTGTCCTCGCTGTGCTGTATTTTTTCCTTGTACATCAGACAGGCGGCGGCATCGCCCAGCGTCAGGAAGCGGTCATACTCCGCACTCATGCCGTAACAGTTTCCCGGAAACGAATTGACGAACAGTTCCAGTTGGTTGTAAGCCCTCTTGGAGATATGGACGCCCATACGTCCGAACGTGTTTTCCAGATGATTGGTGGGCTTTTGCAGGTCGGCATCACTGTCGCAGCACACCACCAGGTTGTAGTGCGTATAGACTAGTTGCTTTCCCTCCCTGGCCATGACTTCCTGTACCTGCTTGATGTCCTCCACGGCCATTTGGTTGCCCGGATTGGGAATACTTGCGTGGCGGTTTTTCTTCTTTTCCAACAGTGCAAGCTCCCTTTTTTGGTTAGGAATGAAAATCATCTGGTTGTAAACGACCGTCCTCGCTTCCGGGATTTGGTCAATGGCCGCCATCACATCAACAGGCATCTGCGTGTTGTTCACCTCGATGTTGGCAAAGGGACGTACCAAGCTGGGCAGGTTGATGCTGTCCACGTCCACAAGTGAGAATATTTTGCATTTCCGGTCACCCATGCGCACACATTCCTCATCCACCTTGAAATTGTTCATTGAGAGTGTCTTGTGGGTAAAATCCATGGCAAAATAGCGGTCGATATACTCGCTGGCATCTTCCTTTGTCAGAAATTCGGCACGTACACCGGCATCCTTCAATTGGTCTTGCACTTTGCGGATTTTCACCAGGAAGTCACGCCACTTTCTGCCGTCAAAAGAGAAAAGGCGGCTCTTTTGCGCTTCCTGCGTCACGGTCAGATAGGTCTGGCTGTCCGTATATTCCCTGCCATTGAAGTAATGGAAGTAGGATTCGGACAGGTATTCGCGCTTGCTTTCGCTCTCATCACAGAACGGTTTGCGCACGAATATGTCCTGCTTGTGCAGCGCATACCCTTCGCCGAGTGTTTGGGCAATGGCGGTGAACAGCCGGGTGTATTCATAGTACCCGTCTATGTCAGCGGAGTATTTATCCACCGGGTTCTCCATGCGCAGGATAGCCGCATACTCTCCGTTTTTGGTATATACCACGCCGACACCCTCGTTGTCTTCCACGGAGAAGTAAATGTCTTGGAAGATGCGCTTGCGCTTTCCTCCTGTGCCAAAGGCATATACCGATATGGCCATACCCGTGCCTACAGCCGCAAGAATCAGTAGAATATAAATCGTCATGGGCGTTATTGTTTTTGGCTTCCGTCACATCGGGCGAAATAAACCTTTCGGATTCCGAAAGCTAAATCATTCTCCCATTTATCCGAAAACTTGAACAGGTCAAACGTAGGATGCTCATCGTAGCACTCATAAGGCACAATGCCATGTCCCACAAACAGGGCGATGTCTGCCGCAATACAGCGTGCCACCTCCCGACCGATATACAGCCTTTCCTTGTCGGTGAACTGTACATCGGAAAGCTCCTTCCGGTTCGTTTCAATGCACACGGATGCAAAATCCTCTGCACCGTTAATGTCTGTAATCGTCACAGTGGCATCGGTATCGGAGTCCATAACTACCTTTACTTTGAATAAAGGTGGAAGCACGCAGATTTCCACTGAGTTGATTTCCGCTTCGTTGTATATTACCAGATTGTTCATTTGTGTTGTTTTTTAGGTGAATCAAAATAGATAAAATAACCGCAGCCGTAAGCTGGCATATTGTTTTGACAAGGTTCCGGTCACAATACCGTTCTCCATGTCAATCAGATAAAAGGTCTTGTCCGAACTCTCGCTGACGGTCAGGTATTCTCCTCGCATCGGTTCACAGCCGACTGTTTCTCCGAGTTGCCGGTGATGATAGAGCTGTGCCAGTTCCGCAAGTGACGGCACATAGCTTCCCGGATGCTGCTCCACTTCAGCAAGCATTTCTTTCCTGGCGAGCAGCCTCCCGTTCCTTCGGTAGGCATGCTCCGTTTGACGGTACTTGTCAATCAGCCTTTGGGTAAGATCGGCACCGTCTGCATAGCCGAAGGCGCATTGCTCACCGTAGGGCATTCCCGAAGTAAAGATGAGTTTGTTCTCATCGATGATTTCATCCGTTTGCCTGGGATTGACGACTCCCTCTTTACGTTTACCATCAATGGTCTGGAAAGTTTTACCGGAAGTCAAAACTTTTCCCGAATAGCAATACCGACCCTCGCTGTCGCGCAACGCCACCGCTTTGCCGTGCCTCCCGTCCGTTTCCACTACCATGGCAATTGAATTGCTGTCACGTTGAGGACATATCCCACCGTCTTTTTGCAGGTAGTGACCCACTTCCACGGAATCCACACGCTGCACAGGCTGGTAGCGGAGCTTGCGCCGGGTTTCCACCCAACTGCCATTCACCGCCAATCCTTCCTTGCCTTTGCGCAGGTTTAGCCTTACAAGGCTTCCTGCTTGCATGGGAGGCAATGTTGTCCGCACGGCGTATGGGTGTCCGTCAATGGTGGCGGCAATCGTCACCGCGCCTTCCGTATCGGTAGGCACCAGATAAAAGTCATGTTTCCGGCCATTGTTCAACAGGCAGTCCGCATCCGTGGCGTTCAACGTGCCTCCTTTGCCCACAGGTCTCCATTTACCCAAGTAAGGCTGATAGACAGCCTGTCCGCAAAGGTTCTCCCCCGTAAGCGTAAGTTCATCCAGCCGCTCTTGCAACCGGTCACTCTCGCATCCGATGCAGAGTAGCACCATTGAACTGCGCCAATCCATTTCCACGGAAATCTCCTTGCCGATATGCCGGGCCGTTTCCACAGCGTACAGGTTTTCCCCGAAAGGAGCAGCCAGTACAAGACTATCATCTGCGGCAAGTCCTTGCCGATAAGGGAAACAGGCATAGATGGCGGCAAGCGTGTCAGCGGTCACGGTATGATGTTTCTGCGCCACATAACGCCCGTTATCATAAATGAACGGCACTCCGTAAAAGGCGTTCCGTTCCGTGTCTGTGGCGTCCGCAAGATGCATATACACCCCGATGTCCGGCAGTCCTGTTTCCATTCCCTCTGAAGTGATTGTCAACGGACGGCAGGCTGTAGCCCAGCCTTGCCGAATTTTACCGGCTGTCTGTTGCGCTTCTACCGTGGCTGATTTCGTTACCTGTCGTTTTCCACAGGATGCGAGCAGTAGGACACATGGAAGAAACAGCCAAGCAATTTTACTTTTTCTACAAACTACGGTTATTGTCATTTCCTTTTTGAATAAGCATAGATGAATACTCCTTTATCGTTCTTCTTGCTGTGCAGCCCTTTGCGCTGTTTCAGCAGGATAAATCCGGCACCCACGGCGAGAGAGGCCACCAAAGTGAGCAGTCCGGCGAGGAAACCTATCAGGCAGTAGGCAAGGATAAAGCCGAGAATGGCCCCGCCGACAGCTCCGGCCGCCCAATAGATGTACCGCCCCTGAAGTCCCATCAGTTCAAGAGGCCGTTGAAGCCCCTTGAACAGTGGGTACCCCGTGTAGCGGCTGTTGTCCGTTTGGGTTCCCATGCGCCGTTAAGCGGAGATACCGAAAAACAACGGAAGTGCCTGTGCAGCAGCTACCAGGAAGATACAAGCTCCTACAATCATCATGATAGACTTCTTCACGTCCTGTTCCTCGTTGTTCATTTTGATATACACGCTGATTGCTCCCACAACGGCCACAATGCCGGCAATGGCGTAACACAGTTTCACTACATACGGCACGTACTTGGCGATTTCGTCCGTCACCGTGCCGAGGGCGGTCGTTCCGGCGGAGTAGTCACCGGCCGCGTTCTGGGCGAAAGCTGTCACCGTTCCGACCAGCAGCATAAATGAAAGCATCTTGATTCTTTCGGAAGAGCAGATGCCCTTCATCATTTTCTTAATTTTTTGCAACATTCGTTCTTGTTTTTAATTAGACATTATGGTACTCTCTGCGCAGATGAGTATTTTTTAAACTTGATAGCCGAAGAAAGCTGGGAACACGATAGAGGCTCCAATCATGAACATACAGGCTCCCACAACCATGAGTATCTCCTTGACGATACCTTCCTCGCCGGCATTCATCTTGATGAAGATTTGTAGGCTGGCGTAAATAGTAACAAGTGCAGCAATGGCATAGGTCAAATACAGCACATAGAGCATCATGGTCACTACATAGTCGTGCATCAGTGCCAGCGCATCGGCTCCCCAACTGTAATCCACGCCGCCACATTTGGCGAAAACGGACTGCGCCGAAAGGAGGCACGACACCGGCAGGCTATAACGGATAATCTTCTTACAATACATTTCGGATGACATTGATTTCGGGTTTGAACAGCGAAGCTTTCTTGCCTTCCAGTAACTCATGGAGTTCTGGGGCTTTGATGCCGTATTCGCTCGTTACGTCCGCTTCATCCAGATTCTCTTGCAGCGAAGCAATGCGTCTCTCTGTCTCGGCAGTTTCTTTCTTTTCGCTTTCCTTTTCCGGGTCAAGCACTTCCGCAGGTTCTTCCGGTTCGGCATCGCCAATAAAAAAGCCGTCTCCCTGTTCATTCACAGAGACGGCGGTTTCAACTGGAACGTCTTCAATCTCAAACACTTCCTCGTTGGAAGTAAGTTGCTTTCCGGTAGCGTATAAATCCTTGCCGATGTTGGCACCGTAGTAAAGGAGGTAGGCGATGCTCAGGCAAATGGCAAATGTCAAAAATGGACTCATTTCGTATTGTGTTTATGCGTTGATTGTTCGATTGATGCCGCAAAGGAATAATGAAATAGAGGTACACGATGAAAGACAAAGCAACAAAGCCTCCTTTTTTAACCGGGTTTATGATTGCAGTGAAAAATCAGACTGTCAATCATACTCCGATACCACAATTACAGGTATTCCGCTCTCTACCATTTATATACAAGGAGATATGAATCATACACATCTATGCCCTCATTGGGCGGAGGCATTTCTGGCGCAAAGTTCCGGCAGGCTTGCTTTGATTGCTCCAAACTTTTAGGGCGGGAGGCAGCGGATTTTCGGATAATCAGTGCCCCAGTGATTGAAATCTTCCTTTTTCCACACGCGTAAAAAGCGTATTTCAACCAAAAAGTTTGTGCCATACGCACCTGCCAAGTCGGAGCACCATAAATAACTTCCTCACAATAAGGGGCAAAGGCTCCCGATGATAGGGAAATAAATCAAATCAGTTATGAAGTTCACAATTTCAGCAACAGAATTGAACGCCAAGTTAATTGCATTGGCAAAAGTAATGAACAGTAAGGTGGCATTGCCTATCTATTCCACGTTCCTATTGGAACTCAAAGACGGTGTATTGAGAATAACGGCATCCGACATGGATTGTAGCCGATGCAGCACGCTCCCTGTCATAGATATGGACGGAGCTAACGGACACAGCGAAAGTATATGTGTCACAGCGAGTTTTTTGCTTGATTCGTTGAAGAATTTAGGAGACCAGCCTGTCACTTTTGAAGCGGACGAGGAAAATTTGTCGGTAGTTATCCGCTACAACAACGGCCAGTTCGACATGGTGGGATTTCCGGCAAAGGATTACGTCCTTCCTGGCACAATGGAGAAAAACGTGAAGGCCACTATCGAAGCATCTGTCTTGAATGATAGTATCGGCAAATCTTTATATGCCGTTGGCAACGATGACCTTCGTCCTATATTTTGCGGCATCTATTTCACTAAGAAGGGCGATGAATTGCAATGTGCCGCTACCAATGGCTCCATGTTGGTACGGAACATTTACAAGGTTGAGGATGACGGACAAGAGTACAATTTCCTGTTACATTCAAGAGCTGCAAAGATTGTGCGCAGTATGACAAGTAAGTCAGATGAGAAAGTGCAGGTATTCATTACTGACCGTGAAATGGCCTTCCAAACAGAAACAGACTATTTCCGCACACGGCTGATAGAGGGAAGATACCCCAACTACAATGCCGTTATCCCCACGGATAGTGACAAAAAAGCCATTCTCGACAAAAACGAACTGTTGGCGGCCGTCAGACGGGTAAGCGTATTTGCGGACAAGGCACGTTGCGAGGTGGCCATGAACTTTTCGGGATTGTCGTTGGTGCTTTCGGGAAAGGATATTGATTGTTCCACCCATGCTGAAGAAACGGTATTTTGTGCCTATCAAGGCGGCAATTTGCGCATCGGCTTCAAAGCGGAGTTTTTGAAACAAACGCTGGAAAATATCACCACCAAAGAGGTACAGTTCAAGTTAAGCACGCAAGAACGTGCAGGTGTTATCACCCCTGTAACCGACGATGACCAGATGGAAACCGTAGCATTGATTATGCCCATACTGCTATCGGCTTGATACCGGTATTGAAGAAATTCCCCTGCACTTCAATTGCGGCAGGGGATTAATAATAAAATCCTAAAATTGAAATGACATGACATTCAGAGAATTTATGAAAGAAAACGACTACGAGTTGCAGACCACCTTCTGGAACGATTTTACGATAGCCGACCATTTTGGACTTGCAGGTATTCAGGACACCTTCAACCGTGCGTTTGAAGAATGGAAAGATAATTGTAAGTATCTCACGGAGCTAACATTGGTACTCAACCATAAAGTATGGCAACACCATGAAACAAAACCACAATTTTCAGAACTGTATGAAAAACTTTGGGAACAGACCGAACAATATGCAATGGAGAATCTAAAAGGCGACGAGTTGGATTATTTTTGTGAGATAACAGATTAATATACATGAAAGAAGGTATCAGAGTAGATACCTTCTTCCATTTTATATATTCCTGTTTTATAAAGAAATATTAATTTTCCATGCACCTGTTTTTCTGGCACCGATTCTCGATATGACTCTTTTTTCCGCAAGGCTCTTGATACGTCTGGCAACCGTAGCACGATGCAAATTCAACTGTTCGGACAATTCCGTATAGGTGATGTCAGGCTTGGCTTGAATAAGTCTCAACATCTGCAAATCCTCTTCACTTATAGTCGCGTTTATAGTCGCATCAGCATCACTTATAGTCGCATTTATAGTCGCATCTGCCACTTTTATAGTCTCACTTTCAAACTCAACACTTGTACGGAAAATATCCTGTTCAAAAAAATGGGGATGCCCACCTTGATAATACTTGGCGTATTTGAAAATATTACGCACACCGGAACCGAGTTTGTCGGCCAATCCGATATTGCGGAAAAAGGAGGCGATGATTGGATTTTTGGGATTCGGCTCAAAATTTTCCGGGGTTATCTCACCCGACCACGAGGCACGGTTAGCATTTTCCGTGTATATACGGTTATTCTCAATAACGAATTTGGCAGGATAAGAACTTGAAAATTCTCTATGGATGAGTATGTTTGATACCATTTCCCTGCATATTACTCCACGCAGGCTTATCCGTTGTTCATTTTCAAGATAAAACGGATCCGGCAAATGTTTTTGGGCAAATTCCATCAACAGATCATAGCTTTCCACAAGGTTGGTACATACAATCTCCCTGTCGTCATACCGGTCTATATTGATTCGGCGAAGCAAAGCATCCGTTTCATAAGCCGGTGCCACATCTTTTATAACGTCGTCACGACCTAACAGTAATACGGCTGCAAGATTCAGTCCATGCTTTCCTGTCTCATGATTCGTACCGAACAGACCGGCAGAGCGTAACAACTCCATATCATCCGTCTTTTGCCAAATATGCCGACCGTTAGCGGAATTAGCAGCCATTTGTCTGATAGTCGGCAAAAGGTCGAGTCGCAAATCTTCCACTTTTATATATGGAAATACCTTCCGTTCTGTAAAGATACTTTGCTTACGGATATACATCATCGCTATTTGTGAGGTGCTGGTCACGTGTACGTCCGCATCATCCACCCGGTCAAATATCTCCTTTTTATAGGAATGGACTTCTGCACTCGGATTGACATGAATGTGTATCACGGTTTTACCCTCATAGAGAAGCGGTCTGGGCTCCAAATAAACAGTAGGAGTTATCAAATCCGAATTGCTGACACAACTGATAAAATTCTTAATCATTGAAGATACGGAATTTTCAGGTACGCCGACAACACGACCGGAATCCGTCACGCCTAAAAATAGATCACCGCCAAAACGGTTGAGAAAAGAGCATACCGTTTCATAGGTATCGCTTTCAATGCCATTTCCACAGCGTTTAAACTCCACCCGAATGGTTTCTCCTATTTCCAGTATTTCTTTAAATCGTTCTTGTTCCATTGTTCTAATTGTTAGGCAAAAATACAAAATATCCAGCACATAAACTTGTGTAGGACATGATTCTTTTGTTTAAAGTCAATTCACGGCATCCTTTTCTTATCGCGCAACAGGTCATTGACATCCTTATAATAAGGAAACGCCTCCATCACATTATATACCGTAGCCGTATTCATTTCCCGAAGCAGATCCACCGCCTTTCGTCCGGCATCGTCATTGTCGAGGAAGCAATAGATTTTCTTGTATGCTTTCAACCGGGACAGAGCTTTGGACAGGTTGTTCACCGAGTTCAGTACAATTAAATCCGGCTGTCTGCACGGAGGCGGCAACTTTCCTTGTTTTACTAGTGTCAAATAAGAAAGAAAGTCCATAAAGCCTTCAAACAGGCAACATGCCAAAGTGGTCTTTGTGGTGTTGGTCACTGATATGTCTTTAGGTGCAATGCACCCTTTGTAGTACGGACTGCGCATTTCATATCCACCGGCTATATTAGGAAAACCGATAGCGAAGTAGGCTCTTCCACGGCAGGTATAGTGTATCTCCCAGCATTCCCTGATTCCGATTTCCATATCAATGCCCCGTGAAGCCAGATAGGACTTCAAGGCTACCGAAGTCAGCGCACCGATTTGGATGTTCCGCAAGATCTCATTCCTTTCCTCAGAAGAGGGCAGGAATGTTCTTGCCTTGACAGGTACTCCCGGGGTGGCGTTTTCTATCAGTTTCAGTACACGGGATATATCATTGGTATGATAGATAAGAATACCCAAGTCTATGATGTCGCCACTCCGGGCAAGTCCGAAATCATACCAGATATTCCGATTTTTATTGACTTTGAATGAAGGTGTCATATCTTCCCTATACGGGGCACGGAACCATGCCGCACAAGCGGTTTCCCTTGTAGGGAAACAACCGATTGCTTTCAAGAAGTCCACAATATCTATTTGTTTGGTCTGGGCTATGTTCATAATAACTTTTGTGTTTCTATTCGGGTTTAATAAAGTTTATCTTATATATACACCGACGTTAAACTAAACCTCTTTATCGGAGGTACAGCCGCTATACTCCAGCACCTTCGGATTGTAATGGTAGCTCTTATCCTGTTTCACGATAATGCCACGCCCCATCAGATACTTGTTCAGTTCAATGCAGATGTTCCGGCCACGCTTGAAGCCGATTTCGGTATATCCCTGTTGGAGCGCTTTGATAAGCGGTCTGTATCCGGTTATGTCCCCCTCGCTGAATGCCAGCCTGAGAGCCTGGGCGTGTTGTACATCGGAAATGGATTCGCAGAAGCCCTTACGCTCTTGTGTAAACGAGTATTCTCCCACCAGTTCAGGCAAGGCATCGTTATTGATGCGGAAAGCGAACGGCTCAAACTCCTTTTCACGAATGTGCATGGCTTTTACTTCACTGATATTACCGTCAAACTGGCTCTTGGTGATTTGCAGAATGGTTTCCGCTTTGTTATTCAGTTCTGTGCCAATATGTCCTCTCGTATTGTCATCTCCTTTGTTCAGATGTAATACTGTATGGATATGGAGGTCGTGCATACTTGACCAGCGCATGAGGTCGTTTATCAAATCAACAGACTCACTGGGACTGTTGATGTCATACAGGAGGTCACGGATGCCGTCAATGACAACAAAACCGATACCCGGATCGGAAGCCAGCGCATGGTTGATAATCTGTCGGCGTTGTTTGGGGCTGTATTCCCGCAGCATGAAAAATTCGAGGTTGTCCGTTTCACGGTCAGTAGGTAGCCCGGCCAGTCTCAGGATGCGTTCAAGCACCTTGTGGCAATGGCATTTGCTTTGTTCCGTATCTACATAAAGCACCTTGTGCTTGCCTTCCGGCAAATGTGCGTTGTAGCGTAACACGTTTTTGCCCGACAACGCTGCAGCCACAATTGCCGTGATGTTGAAAGTCTTTTTGCTTTTGGGCTTACCGACCGAAGCACTGAAGTTGCCGAGCGTGGCAATGGTTATGTCATCGACACGGACAATTTCCGGCGGAAAAGCGTAGGTCTCGGTGACACGTAGGCGGATGAATTGCAGGATTTGTTCATAAACCGAACGATCTATGTCATTTCCGGTTTGAAGCAGGTGGGTCGGTATCATGGCTTTCCCCCTTTCTTTTTATGGTTGGGCTTGCCGGTGTGGTCATGGGCGGTCATTATAGCAGCCTGTCTTTCCAGTTCCCTTTGTGAAAGGACTGGATTGCGCCGTTTCCATTCATCCAGTTCCTTCCTTTCAAAGAAGATGTTCTTGCCATTCGGTTTGGTGTAGGATATGTCACGGTTGGAGGTAAGCCGGTACATATGCCCTTTGGAGATATTCAGGTATTTGGCGGCTTCATCAATATTCAGCATATCTTTCAGGTAATAGAGTTGATTCTCCACGCTTTCAAAACGCTCTATCAAGGCTTCAAGCGTCCCGAAACGATCAATGAAGGCTTCAATGGTGGTTATCTTGCCCAATACTACGTTTATATCTTCCATTCGGGTCAGGATGACGGCCACATCTTCTACCCGTTTAAGTGTTTCAAGAAATCCGGCTTCTGTCATGATGCAAATTGTTTATCGGGTTCAACACATTCATTCATGCTGTCCGGCATCTCCTTTGGACAGTTTTTTTCGGTTTCTTCCACTTGGTTCCGGCAGAGCCATTCGTCCAATTCCTGCTTGTTAAAATACAACAGTTTACCGGACGGTCTGTAGTGGGGGATATGCCCGTTCTTGGCAAGTTTGTACAACTGGCTTCTCGACAGCCCCATATACAGGCAGGCTTCTTTGAAATTGAGTGTTTTCTTGATGCAAAACAGCATATTTTCAATCTTCTCCGTTTGTTTCTGGAGCATACTAAGCTTCAGGAAACATGATGAACAGGACACCGCTACACAGTTTCTTTCTTCTTGTTGGTTCATTTTGTATTCTTTTTTGAGTTAGACATGGGGGAGTGATACCCCGAAACTTTATCGCTTCGGGGCAAAGGTAGATATGTGTTTTTCAATGCTTGTAAAAAGGAGAGTAACAGTTCGGAAGTGTTATCCGAACTGTTATCCTTTTCTGTGTCACTTGTTATCCGTTGTGTTTCTTTCTGTCATTTCTCTGACAGCTTGTACGCATTGGCTGATTACCTCCTGCATACTGTTTGGATTGCTCTTGGCAAGACTAAGTGCACTGGAATACTGGCCGTGTTTGAGCGGACGGCCGTCTTTGGAACCCAATATGGAACCGGCCTGTTCCAACAGATGTTCCCAACGTCCGAGAATGAGACGGTGGTGACATAACCGGTCGAAAAAGAAAGCTACCAACCGGTTATTGGCAGACTTCAACGGCTGATGCAACGTGCCTTCCAAAAGAGAACGCAGTATGCCTGCATTCACAGGGGTAGTGAAAAGTTGAGCCTCATTAGCACAATGCGCAATGAGGCTCAGTTGATTGTCATTCAAAAAGCTACCCAAAGACAAGGCAGGAAGGTTCGTTTCAGGGCGTGGCTTATCCGGTTCTTCTTTCAGACCGGAGGATGCTTTCGTTGTGTTGAACAGACGAAGCAACTCATCCATGCGGTTAGGAGCAAAAAGTATATTGGAGAAGAATAGCTCCACAAGGTCTTTACGTTTTGTCAGTATTCCTCTGAGAATACCGATGTTTTTCCGATGTCGGTTTTTCCCGGCGGCATCCCGGTGGTCACTATAATAATGACCGTTCAGAAAATCCTCCACATACAGTTCATACAATTTACTCTCACCGATAACTTCCTTCCGATAAGTAAAAGAGGCTTCTTTCAGCAAGGCAAAAAGTTCATCACGTTCATTTCCGACACTCTTGTGCGGCTTGTTTGCCAATCTCTTGTTTTAAAAAAAGGCAATCATTTCTACGGTTACGCTTCATAAATCTATTGTTTTAAGTTATTGGATAAATGCGTCATCCAAAAGGGAGATGGCATGGTCTTTCTTAGAATTGATGATTTGTGCGTACCTCTGAGTGTGTCTGATATTGGCATGACCCAATAATTGACTTGTCGTATAGATGTCAACCCCTGCGGTCAAGGCCAGCGTTGCGAACGTATGCCTCGCCACGTGGAATGAAAATTTCTTTTCTATTCCGGCATCTGTGGCCCAATCGCGAAGTATGCTTTTATACCAAATACTCAACTTGGGAAATACACGGTCTTCAGAAGAAGCATCCCCTTGTTCCGGCATCCATTTCCGTGCATTCATGTTCAATGGCAAATACAACAATGCGCCGGTTTTATACTGCCGTATTTCTACCTGCCACCTGTTCCCGTTTTTACTAATGTGTTTCCAACACAAGTTTTTGATGTCCATAATGCGCAAACCGCAAAAACAGGAAAACAAAAATGCAGCCTTCATATCATCCCGACGGCAAGGAGTTGCAATAAGACGTTTTACTTCCTCTACTGTAAGATATTCACGTTTGGCTTCCGAACCTGAAAGCATATCCCGTTTGATTTTCTTGAATGGGCTTGACTGGAGCAGGTTCTCCTTAACTGCATAATTCAGTGCAGCCCGTATATAAGAGAGGTAGAGGAAAACCGTATTTTTGGCCAGTTGGTTATGGTCACGTGTGAGTGCAGGTCTATCTAGTAAATGGCTGAGAAATCTCATAATATAATCCCTATCTATTTCTGCAAGGGTAACACTGTTATCGTACTTCTCCAATTCATTAGTTACCCGATCTACCCAAATAAGTGCAGATGCCGAAGCCCGTTTTTCCACATCTTGCCGATAAACTCTCATCCAGTCCGTGAAAAGCATATTCGCTTTATACGAACGGTCTGTGATACCTGCTATCTTGTTGGTCAGGTCCAAAATTTTTTCGGTCTTAATGGCATTGGCTATTGCGAGTGTGTTGGCATTTTGGATTTGCGCCGACACATCCGTTTCTGGTACAAGATAGAGTTTCAATGACTGGTAAGTTCTCCGGCCATTGTAGTAAATATCCAAATAGATGGACTTCCTGCCATCTTTGAGTTCATTAAAACGTAAACGGACAGGTTCCTTTACTTTAACTTGCTTTTTCGTACGTGCCATATACCTTTGTTGTACTATTATTCATGAAAAGATTAATTGCATTTTGTTATCTTGATTAATGTTACTATACAATAATGGATAACATAGCTTTCTGAGGAACAGACATAAAGAGGCTGTTTCTACAAAATGCAAATATACACAGTATTTTTAATTAAACAATACATACTGTATAATTTAAAAATAGAAATAAGATTGTCATGGTCAAACAGAATTGAATTACGAAAAATTTCTTTCTGCTATGACTGATACACAGATAATTGCGACATGCAAAATTTGCAATATATTTCTGTTTGACTATAAATATTAGAATAGAGAATCTATTAGTAATACAGCGGCTTCTTTTTTAGCATCTATGATTTTCGCATAAACTTGTGTTGTTTCCACATCGGCATGACCAAGTAACTGACTAGTTGTGTATAAATCTGCCCCCATGGTAAGCTCCATTGTTGCAAAAGTATGCCGACTCATGTGATAGGTCAGTTTTTTATTGATTCCTGCATTTTGGGCCCACTTCTTCAACTGTAAATCAATGGTAGAAGTGCAAGGCAGAGAAAATACATAATCTTCAGCACTTCTCTTAGTGTGAGGCAGATAGGCTTGCGCTTGCTTGTTGAGTGGCAAGTACAGCATCCGACCAGTTTTCTTTTGTCGCAACTCCATGTGAATATTCCCGTTATCTTCAATGATTTTTTTCCATTGCAAGGCACGGACATCACTTAACCGTAATCCACAGAAACAGGAAAACAAAAATGCAATTTTCACATCTGCTCTTGGTGCATCCGCCTCTATGAGCTTGCGGACTTCATCAATAGTCAGATACTCGCGTGGAGTTTCTTCACCGCAAATGGCTTTCCTGTCAATAGCCAATCCGGGATTTACAGACAACACATCATCATCAACTGCCATATTCAAGGCTGTAATGATAACCCCAAGATAATTGGATATGGTTTTTTTGGCAAAAGGAACTTTGGTACGCCTTGCTTTTTGCCCTTTCATAAATTCAACAAAGCCATCCAAGAAATCCTTATCCACATCGCACAAACGAGCTTTGGCATTGTATTTCCGCAATTGTTTTAAGGCTGAATGCACATGGTTTTCTGATGATGTCTTTCCTTGTTGAATACTTCTGTTCTTATACTCGTTTACCCAATCAACCAGTAAAACCTTTGCCTTTTCTGAAATGGTTACGGGTGTTCTGTTGTTCGATATTTCAAGAATACGTTGTGCCCTTATTGCATCAGCAGCTTTCATTGTATGCTTGTTTTGCTTTCTTGCTTCCGAGGAATTCTCTGGGATAAGGTACAATTTCAGAAACTCATACCGCCTCTTCTTCTCGTAGTAAATATCGAGATAGATAGACTTGTTTCCATTTTCCAGTTCCTTGAACCGGATGCGTACAGGGGTTGATTCTATTTTCTTGGTACGAGCCATATACTTGAATTGCTTATTTTCTTCTACAAAGATAGTGATTTTAATCGAAAACAGGTGCTTTTTTGCACAACAAAATAGTAACATAAAAACTGTAAATAACACTATCGATGGCTAAAATCAACAATAAATGCAATTCTACATTCTTTTTATAAAAACCTGATATACATTGATATATTGTGCAATAATTGCATTTTTCTTGTGTTTTGTTTTTATATTCTATATATCGCGTCATACATGGGCTACGCTAGCACATAAGGTGGATATTCCGAAAGATGTAATATCTTTAGCTTTGGGGCACTCCTTTGGTTGTGATGTTACAGATATATACATTGATTTCGACAGGGATAAGATTGATGAGGCTAACAGGAAAGTGATAGATTACATATCGGGTAGCTTAAAAAAGTCTAAACCATGAATAAATTAATCTCATAATATGTATATTTTAAACAAGATTTTTAATTTTGCTGTTCCTGTAATAATGGCTTAAATTTTTGTAGTATGGCTGAGAAAAGACAAAGTTACACAGAGGAAGAATTGAATGAAATGATTGCATGGTTCAATGATCATGCTAGCCAACTTCCCAAAACAATGCAAATAAATAAATCTGCGTTTACTCCCGATTTAGCCCTCACTGTTGAAAGCTGTATTATGCAAGCCCAACAATGTTTGGGTAACTATAAGATGGAAGGGGCATTTTTGTTACTTAAACAGATCAGAGCTAATATAGAGAAATAATAATTAATATTGGTCCCCACTCGGTATATTGATTTCCGATTGTGGGGGCTGTTTGAGGTTGGTTCACATTAAAGGTGTAGGATCAACAAAAGAAAATCTAATATGCTTATATGTATTGAAGGCGAAATTGAGTAAATATCATGTTTAGAATAATTCGGAATGACTTCCGATTCTGATAACTTCTATCACATCGTGTTCTGTGTCTATCCATATCAGGAGAAAATCATTTTTGATATGGCATTCCATGCAGTCCTTGTAGTTCCCTATTAGAGCATGTGCTTTATATTCTTTGGGAAGGATGTCACCGTTTGCTAACTTTTCCAATACATCATATAAGGCTTTCATTAGCAGGATGTCATTCCTATACTTCTTCAAATCTTTCTTTGCTTTTGTGCTATAACGGATCGTCTTCATTCTATTTCGTTGATAGATTTCATGAATGAATCAAAATCTGTAGTATCTATCGTTCCCGAATACTTGCCGGAACGCGCTTCGTTTATGGCTGCGACAGTTTCTTCATTTGGTTCTGAATACATCGCATCCATCAAAGTGCTCTCTACAAAATTGTTTAGGCTTCTGTTTGCTTTCTTTGCGTGTTCCTGCAATACTTGAAGCAAATCTTCACGTAGTCGGAACGATGTTTGTTTTCTTATTACTGTTTCCATCCTATTATTGTATTATATTATAATGCAAAAGTAATACATTATATTGCAAAGACAAATTTTTATTTGTTTTTTTTCATGCGATCTAACATACCTCTTATTTTTGGACAGTTTGGAATTATGTTGTAATTTTGCAACGTTTAACTAAAATGTAACGTCGTTAAAAAGAATATGGATATAGAAGAGGAAATATCTGAAAGGATAATAAGACAAGCCTTTGAGGGAGGAGGGGAAGTAATCTTTACAGATACCGAGCTGAAAGAATGTACTGACAGGAAGTTGCTTCAAAAAGTGAATTTACAGTTGTCCTTATATGGAGCAATAAACGATATAACTATATTGGGCAGATGGAGTATATTCAAGATAAACGAGAAAGGAATACGCTTTATAAGGCAGGGAGGATTCAAGGGGGAGAGAGAACGTGAGCAGCGCAAGGATGAGCTTGAAAGACTGACATTGGACATTTCAAGACTGCAAAAGGAATCGGAGGGATACAAAAAGAAGATGAGGATATGGCAAACTATCAGTGCGATACTTGCGTTAGCTTCAACGATACTTTCTTCTATTTTAGCTTTATTAGTATGAATATGATTATCCCTGTGATTATGCCACCCCATATCGCTGGTATGAAGTTCCAAAATGATATTTTTTTCATTTGTGAGATTTCACGCTTTATGATTTCTTGCTGCGCAATCAACCTGACTAATTCTTTGTCATATTCATTCATATCAAACTGGTTTATATGCAAAGATACAATTATTCAATGAAATAACAAATTAAAACAGATAGCTATATTCGAAGAAAATTTATATATCAACTTAAAATATAAGTATGGAAGAAAAGAAGATATTAGTTGCAAAATACGGTTCTGACAAAACCCCATTGTGTTTAGGAAACTTGGAAATACCTTGTTATGTGCTTGACAATGGAATGAGAGTCTTTTCCGGTAGAGGAATACAAAAGGCAATAGGTTACGATAGCAAGAGCGGTCAGTGGATGAATAGTTTCTGTAAAATGGATGGTGTTTCAAGCTATCTTTGTGCCGGTGATAACAGCATATCAGAGCGGCTTTCTAAACCTATAAAATTCAAAAGGAATAATGCAGGTGGCTCACAATCAACGGCTAACGGATATGAAGTTACTCTTTTGGTCGATATTTGTTCAGCTATAATAGACGCAAATCGTGCCGGTGTTTTTGATAATAATGTTATTGTTCGTAATGCAGATATAATAATTCGTTCAGTTGCGAAGGTAGGTATCATAGCACTTGTTGACGAAGCTACAGGCTATCAATACGAAAGGGAGAATGACGAACTTCAAAAAATACTTAAAGCGTATATTTCAGAGGAACTCCTTCCGTGGCAGAAACGTTTCCCCGATATATTCTATAAAGAATTATTCAGGCTTAATGGATGGGATTATACTGTTAACGGGATAAAGAAAAGACCGGGAATCATAGGAAAATGGACGAACACATTTATATACGAGGAACTTCCTAACGGTGTATTAGAGGAACTTAAAAAGAAAACTCCTAAAAGTGAATCAGGGAACAGAACAAACAGGTATCACCAGCTTTTGACTACTGATATAGGAGAGCCTAATTTGGAGAAACAGATAAACAAGGTTATTACGTTGTTTCAAGTTTCCGACAACATGAAGCAGTTTTGTGATAATTTTAAGAAAATGAAGATGCGCCAAATTGGTCAGATGGAGCTTCCTTTTGAATTTGACGAAAATGGAAGGATAAAGGAATAGATATTTGAATATTGCTAACTTAAAACAAAATAATTATGGATATACTATTTTTTATCGCCGTTATCATTTGGGTGTTCGGAGGTGGACTTATGAAGAGTTCAAGGAGTGCAAACAGTAGTTTTAGAAAGGGGTTGAGAAAATGAAACAATATTATTCTAATCACGGTTCATATAGAGAACTTCTGTTTGATGAAAGGTGGCGTGAAAAGAGAATGCATATATTAGAAAGAGATGGATATAAATGTACAATATGTGGAAGTGAAAAAAATTTGGTTGTACATCATAAGCAATATCATATTGATAAAAATGGGAGGAAACTTCGGCCGTGGGAATATAATGATAAGTATCTTATTACACTATGTAGTTCTTGCCACCAAAGAGGACATGCAAAATTTGATATTCCAACTAAAACAATAAATAAATATGGGACTTTTTAATTTTTTCAAGAAGGGCAACCAAGTTAATAACACAGAAGTTGTTGGATTGCCAAATGTGGAGGATAATAGTAAGGAAATTCTGCCTGAGATTAGAAGAGAGGATTTTGTTGATGATTCAGAGCCAAATCTAGAAAGCAATACTATAACAATTAAATATGGTACCGGTATGCCTATTGATGTCATATACTCCTACATACAGACTGACTATGAGCAAGATGGTTACAATGATGCAATGTGTAACTCTGACATACAGTATAAGGAATCAAAGAAGAAGATTATAAACAACGGTCTTAAAATGCTTTTTGAACAAGTAAGACTGAGATACGAAAGCGATATACGTGATATAAACGTGCAGATTGATATTGTGGAAACGCAGGGGCTAACTTCCTCTTCCATGTCATTGAAGGCACGAAAAGAAACGTACAACGAACACCTTAAAAAGATAAAAGAGATGGAGGATGCCCTTGACGTAGGAGAAAGCAAGATGATGAGCATGATTGATTCATACGAGAGAGGATTCCTTAAAGGTGTTGCTGCCAAATCTGAATCATTTATACGATAGTGTGCGGTTATGGGAATACTTACTAAAATAGGATGCTTTATTATCGGATGGAAATCCGATATACTGAAGGAATGTGGAGAAGCAAGTCATAGGACTTTTAAAAGATACATATCTGCAATCATTATACTTTCTATCATTTGGGGTACTATTGGTTTTTGCTTTGCGGACAGATATGTTGGTATCGAAAGCCTACATGGTAAGATACTCATATCGCTTGTGTTTACGACTATCATAATTTGCATAGAGCGTTTTATTATATTAACCGTTGGGAAGCTCGGATGGATGGGATTTATTAGAGGGTTATTAGCTTTTTTAATGGCAGTTTTAGGCTCTACAATCTTTGACCAAATCATTTTCAAGAATGATATTGACGTTAAGATGAAGGAAATAAGAGCAAAACAGATTAATGAAGCGATTCCTGAGCGTATGGCATATTTAGATGCTGACATAAAGAGGGTTACTGAGCAGATAGATTCCATAGGAAGAGAGAATATTAGGATTTATGAATTATTATCAAAGAATCCTGTTATTGTGGCTACGGATGTAAGTACAACAACAAAGCAGACTGGGGTTGATAAGGATGGGAATCCAATAGAAGAAAAAGTGACGAGCGTAAACAAGAGAAATGTAGAAAATCCGCTAAGTGGTCAAGCTAAAGCCAACGAGAATGCTTTAAAAGATTACAACAAACAGCTAAATTCGTACCAGCAAGCAAAAATGCAGGTAGCCGATGTAGTTCGTAAAGACTATGAAGAAGCAGACACAGGTTTTTTGGAAGAATTGCAGGCGTTGTTCAGTATTCTTGAAGAAAGCAAAATAGCATTAGGATTTTACGCATTTCTTTTTCTGTTCTTGATGCTATTGGAGCTTTTGGTGGTGACAAGCAAAGGTGGTGATGGTAATTGTGACTACGACCTTATAGTGGAGCACCAGTTAAATATCAAGAAAAATACATTAAAGCAGACGGAAGAAAGGCTGTTGAACAAGAAAGGCGATTAAAATCATGGAAATAAAAATATCCGAAGAGGACAAAGCGTTATTGAAACAAATGGCAAGCGAAATATTATGCGACAAGAATCGTTTGGCAAAAGCTATTGCGGTTCACGTGAGGAATGGCATAGAGAATTTTCATTGGAAGTATTTGTCAGACGACAATATGCGTGAGATAAATCCGAAAATACGGAATGCCATATATACGTTTCTTGTAGATTTAGGTGATAAGGTTGATAAAGTATCCATGGAAGATGATGCAAATACCTGTTTTGATTATGTGATTGCCAACACCTATGACTATCTTATTGGTATCGGTATAAGCGATGAACTTTCCAATGAGTTTTATGAAGAAGTCCTTTCCCGTCTATATCAGTCGTTTTATGATATTTCGGATGATGGTAGGGCTATGGTATGGCTTGAAAATCTTTATATTCCTAAATACTGGGAGGATTGCGTTTGCGTTGATTCATTGAATAACAATTAAAGCTATATGGTATGAAGAAGATTTTATTACTGATGTTTATTTCGTTTATTTCAATCTGCTCTTCTTATTCGCAAGGGAACGGGAGGGTTGTTAAAGTAATATATGATGGATGTGGATATACGTCTGGAGTATCAACATATAATGATGGGAGAAAGGTTTTTTCGCTAATGTTTTCCGAAACAATTTACCTTGACGGATTTAATGTTATATCTGGAACAGCCCAAGAAGTGTATGACATGATGAAGTTTTTTTCAAAATTTGTAGAAGAGCACGAAGACACAGATGGATATACTGAAGATATAAATGGATATAACTTAATGATAGTAAAATCCGGGAAAGGAGCTGTAGGAATTACGGCAATAAAGTTTCTTGTAGTTTCTTTTGGTGGCAAAAATAGGAGGTGTGACATTAGTTGCATAAAGAAGGGGAAGCGTGCTTTTGAGAAATATTGTAAAAAAAATAAGATACAATTGGAATAGCTAGGCATATAACTAGAAATGATATTTATGGTAAACACTATCGTGGCTTTTTTGAAAAACACACTGCAAAGTTTTGCCATATCAAAAATTATGCTTTACTTTGCAGTGCGAACAAAATTATAGGGGCGGCAAACTCCTATGACTTCATCATTGGAGTTTATTTTTTGCCAGTACATATCGAGTATTATCTTTATTTATATTAAGATATTGCACCTACCGAGTGTGGTAATGGAAACGTCCACAAATAAAATCCTATGGTTTTGTTCGCAGCTCGTAGTAGGTGCATTTTTTTTGTTATGCGAACAGAACCTATTCAAGTCCTAAGCGAAACAGAGTTGCTGGGACACAAATTCACGGTTTACGGAACTGCCGAAAATCCGTTGTTTCTTGCCAAAGAAGTGGCAGAGTGCATTGATTATGCGAAAACATCACAAGGCTATTATGATGTATCAAGAATGGTAGGCACTGTAGATGAGGAAGAAAAGGATCTACGAACAATCTTCGTAGATGGTAGAAATTACGAAATGTGGTTCTTAACCGAAGATGGCTTATACGAAGTCCTCATGCAAAGCCGTAAGCCAATTGCCAAAGAATTTAAGAAAGGCGTAAAGGAGATTTTAAAGACCATCCGCAAGACAGGCGGCTACCTCGCCACCAAGCAGGACGACACTCCCGAAGAAATCATGGCACGTGCTCTAACCATCGCCCAAACCACCCTTGCCAAGAGAGAGGAACGGTTAAAGCAACTTGAAGCCCAAGCTGAACAACAGCAAGTCACCATTGAGATTCAGACAGAGGAAATCAAAAAAACCGCTCCCAAAGTCAGCTACTACGACAACCACTTGCAGAGTGTGAACACACAGACGAGTACACAAGCCGCCAAGCAGATAGGAATGGATGCTGAAAAGCTGCACAAGAAGCTGAAAGAAATCGGAATCATTTACCGACAAAGCGGGCAGTGGATATTACATGCGCCTTATTCGACATGGGGGATGCACTCAACCCGTACACAGACGTACACACGTTCAGACGGTTCGACAGGAACAAGTGTATATACAGTATGGACTACCAAAGGTGTGCGTTTCATTATTGCTCTATATGAAAATGATTGGAACGTGAAGAAAGCCATCAAGCAGATAAAAGGTGAGCTGAATCCAGCCGCGTAACCTTGTTTTTTGCCACATAAATTCATTTACCCACTTTTCTTATGAGGTGGGTGCATATTTCATGTTCAATTTTGCAATGTTGTTAATTAATAGATTGTAAACTTTTAAAATACACAAAAAATATGGAATTAAATAAAAGCAACAAGAAAGAATACGATTTGTCCAGCATTCAAGAACTTTTCAATGAGATGGAATCACCTAGGCAACTTGCTGATGATCTTGCTCAACTGATACTCAACTACGCATCTCTTGTTACCGAGGACAACATCGAAGTATTCAAGAATGATTTATCAACTATATCTGTTCTTCGTGATGCGTTGATTAAAGTGAATATATTGCCACAATTAGCATAAGAGCACGTTGAGGTTACGACCAACGTTCAAATGAAAAGGCACTTTGCTTGCGATAAGTAGAGTGCCTTTGCTTATTTATGTTTAATGGTATTAAATAATGCAAATGCAATAATCCCAATAACCAACCATAACAACCCAAAACGGATTATAACCGCCTTAAACGGAATATCGCACTATTGTTAACACTTTTGGATATCTCTTGTTAATCATATTCCTTTGTACCCGTTGCAAGTAGAGCGGCAACAGACACATGATTAAACAATCGCTCAAACGTGAGCCTTCTTTATATTTGGAAATCCGTTGCCGCTCTACTTTAGCAACGGATTTTTTCTTTCCTATTAGTTAGATAAAATCCATACAATCGGTTCTATCAGTGCCCACCGTGCGGAACTTTGGATTAAACCAATGACAGCCGTGAGATAAAAAGGCTCTTCTGTTTTATACTGTATGTCTTTTATTGGCAAGACCTGCTCTGTTCCCATCACCTAACAACAGGCGCCCAAGCGTTGTATTACGATAACCAATAAGAGATGAAGCAAAGATGTTGGAGAAGCATCCAGTATTAAAGCAACAAAATGAATAATTGAAGTTTAACAATGTTCATCCGCCTCCTAATAATTATCTTGGGAGAAAGGGTGAGGTATAAAATTAACCAATATGACAGAACTTGTATTCAAAGGTCAGAATGACCAAGTTTTAACTAACAGCCTATTGGTGGCTGAAAAGTTTGGAAAAGAACATAAGCATGTCTTAGATGCTATTAGAGAGCTTATACAGGGGTGTGCCGAAACTTCGGCTGACCCTATGTTTGTTGAAACTATTTATGTTAATGAACAAAATAGGCAAGAATACCCAATGTTCGTAATGAACCGTGATGGATTTACTCTTTTGGCGATGGGTTTTACCGGAAAGAAAGCCCTTAAATTCAAGCTGGACTATATCGCAGCCTTCAACGCAATGGAAAAAGCTCTAAAAGAGCAACAAAAACCGCTCACCTCTGCACAGATGTTTGCGATGCAAGCAAATATAAATCTTGAACACGAACAACGACTTGAAAATGTTGAAAAGCGTCTTAATGCGATAGAGCAAGAAAGGGAAGAGAATGGCAAACTTCTGTTATCGGTATCAATGTCATCAGAAATGTTACCCGAAATCTCGCTACGCAACAAAGTTCGTCAGTTGGTAAACAAATACGCATCCGCCACAAATACCAAACAGCAAGACGTATGGCACAAGGTGTATGAACAGCTTTATTATCTATACCAGATATCAATACACAGCTACAAGAAAATAAGGCGTGATGAGTCCAAACTTGAAATCGCTGAACGTAACCATTTTCTTGATAAAATATACATCATTATTTCAAACCTCATTCGTGAACACAAGGCTGCTTAACGTAGCCTTGTAACCGATTGTAAACATTTCAAAGAACGAATTATGAAAAAAAGAAAAATCACTAAACGCCATATCGAATCAGAAGAACTAAGAAAAGGTTTTGAAATACTAGAAGAAACTAAATCTAATCTTCTTCATGAAGTGTATTCTATTGTAGATACTAATTGAAAAGTGCGCTGTATTCTAATTGAAAAGAGCTCCATCCATAACTTGTTACAAAATTACTATAAGTTTAAAATATTCATTTATCTTGT